CTTCAAGCCACAACGTCCTAGCCGTCATGGCCTGTACGTCTTGCGCTCCAGGCTTACCCGCGATCATTGGGTCAGGACGCTTCATCAGGAAGGCTCAGTCGGCCAGCTAATGTTATTCGGGAAGCCTTCTGCTGCAGTGATGTTTCGGAGTTCAGTGCGGTAAGCCTTCCATTCTGTCTTCTTAGCCGTCGTCAACGGACTGTCAGCCAGAACGGTCCAATCGCACGCCTTCAAACGGCCATTGCGGTCGCTACGTACAGAAGCCGCCAAGTCATCTTGGATCTGTTGCAGTGCTGCCTCATCAAGCTGAGTGACGCTCCAGGTCTGTTTCCAGACACCATCAACCAACGTTGGGGCGACTTCTTCAACTGTTTGCGTGTCTTGGTCAAAGGCTGGTGTTTCTACCTCCACGACCGTCACAACGCCAAAGTCACTTAAGTCACATGACTCAAGGTCTGTTGGAAAGCTGACGTTGCGGAAACGCGATTGAATGTCTGGCCTGTAAACCGGATAGTCGGTGATGGCACCGTTTTCGATAAAAGCAAAAGCCATGTCATTCAACAGTTGTGGTGGACGTGGAGTCAGTACCTGTTTCGGTAGTGGTACTGGTAATCGTAGTGCTTGTCTCGCTTAAGTTTGCAATGCCATAGCCGTTGAGGGGGTAATCACCAGCAACCGTGGTTGCATTTTCAATGGTTGCGGTGTTGCTTTCGTAGATAAAGTCGCCATGTGTCCCAGTAAGAGAGCCATCATTAGGCAGCTTGACCACAACCGTGTAATCATCTCCTGAAGCGCCGCCAGGAGCGTTGCTATGGAACGTAAGGTATAGATTGTCATTGCTGTCGATGTCGATATTTCCTTTATGCGCACGTTCATAGTTTGTGTATCCGGAGGCATTGCCGCGCCACCATCGTTGCCATTGAACAACGCCTGATGAATTAAATTTCACAATCAATATGCTGGTACCGTTGTAGTTGGCATCGCCAACGCAATACACATTGCCTGAGCTGTCTGTGCATACGCCTGTGAAACCGTTATTAGTACCCAAGCCGGAAGCCATTTTCTGCCACTGGACTGAAAAAGATGAATTGTATTTCACAACAAAACATCTGTTTCCGTAGTAGTAATTAGTTCTCCCTACGGTGTAAACATTGCCAGAGCTGTCAACGTGAACACCATGGGCAATATCCAGCCTGCCTTGATGAGCGCCACTGTCTCTGCTGTAGTAACTCATGCTGCCATTGCTGGCAGCAAGCTTATGAGTTGTTGCTACATATCCTTGGTTTCCAGTGCTGTGATACCAAACACTACCGCCAACTGCGTACACATTTCCAGAGCTGTCAGTAGTCGCATCAGTAACGTAGTCGTAATTGCCACCGCCAAACTTTTTCTGCCACTGCAATGTCCCAGATGAGTTGTACTTAATCATCTGAGAATCAGTGCTATCACTGCTCGACCGATTTGAGGTATGGTCACTCTGTCCGCCTAAGTAAACATTGCTGCCGTTAGAACTCACAGCACAGCACCAGCCTTGGTTTGATTTATTGCTGTAAACGTATCTAGCCCATTGAATAACACCTGAGCTATTGAATTTGGTGATAGAAGCGGCTCGTGGATTATTTTGGCTTGCGGCAACATATATATTGCCTGAACTATCAACATCCATATTGCCAGTCTCTGACCCATCAACGATGCCAATGTGTTGATACCTTTTTTGAAATTGAATAGCACCGTCGCTGTCAAATTTAGCTAAACGCAAATAACTGCTGTCGCGATAACTTACGACAACACCATCACTGACAACTTTTATACCCCCATGCCTGCGGTCACTGCCTGAATCACCGATGGTTGCGTACCAATACGTCTCTCCGCCGCCAGCACCTGCGGCTGCCATCATTAGCGACCTAGTAACTAAGTCCATATCTCTTTAATTGACATAATCGACAAGGGCAGCCCCACGATACCGGGTACCACCATCATCGGTAACAAAGAAAAATAAATGTGTTTTGCCTGCTGTTAGTGTCGGTTCGGTGTCGCCGTTAAATTTAACGCTAGAAGGCCACTGCACCGTCCCAGACGTATGCGTCAGCTCAAGCACAAAACTGCCAACCGTTCCAGATGACGGCGGGTTGCTGAACGTGAACACAGAGTTGGCGTTGATAGTCTTGGTGAAATAGTTGCCGTCGTTTAGGTCAATATCAAGAGCAGAGACAGCTTCAGCAACCTGCTCGTAAGGCCCATCAAGCTTGACGCCACCGTTATGGATGGTTTGGGGCGTAAAGGTCTGGGCGGCACTAAACGTCTGTGCAGCATCAAGCTTGACGGGTGTTGCCCAAGAAAGCGCACCAGAGCCATCAGTTTTTAAAACTTGATTAGCTGAACCGTCCGTTGCTGGAAGCGTAAACGTAATGTTGCCGCTGAAATCACTGTGAGCAGGCGCTTTGAGTGCTGCGTAGTGCGCGTTGCTTGATTCGCAGTACAGACGAAGCTCAGACTGTGCGCCCGTATTCTTGATGCCAAGAATCCCGCTAGATATGAAATTGGAATTCATATCCAAGTCGCCACCAAGCTGAGGCGACGTATCAGCAGAAATGTCTAGGGTTCCCCAGCTGATAGCGCCGGAAGCGCCTCCACTCTTCAAGAACTGTCCGCTGGTGCCGTAGTTCGCACCAGCAATACCAATTTGACCCGCAGGGCCAACCCTGAAACGCTCACTACCTTCAGTGGTGACTTTGAAGTGTCCATCACTTCCGGTGTCTACAGTTTCAGCCTCGGTGTTGCCCTCAAAAATCTTGTCTGCGTCAGCCGCAGTACCGCTTTGAGCAGACGTGATTCGACCTTGTCCGTCAACGGTGATTGATGAGTTGGTGTAACTACCGGCGACACCAGTTATGTCCGCCAATTTCGCTGCTGTCACAGCGTCGTTGGCAATGGTCAACGCACCAGTGTTTGACAGCGTTGCATCGCCAGACATCGTGACCGCTGTTGGAACGTTGCTGGTGTTGCCAACAATCAACTGACCAGAGGTCAGGTTTGCAAGCTTGGTCAGCGCAATGCTGCCAGCCAACATTCCATTGGTAACCGAACCTGTATCGCCTGTTGTTACGAGTGTCCCTGTGACATTCGGGAACGTAATTGTGCGATCAGCAGTTGGATTGGTGATCGCAAAGGTCGTCTCATAGTCATCAGCAGAACTGCCCTCAAAGACAAGAGAAGATGCAGTGCCTAGCGTGATGTTGCCTGCAAAACTTGCAGTGCCCGTAAAGTTTGGGTTATTTGCTGCAACCTTTTCGGTATCAAGCTCCTCAATCGCAGCTTGGACATCAGACGCGGCAACGTTGCCCGTTGGGCTAAACGAAACGTTGTTAGCTGTAGTAGCGGCAAGAGCCGCTGAAAGGTCAAGAACTTCCCAGCTAGTGCCTGTTGAAATCAGGAAGTCAGGCGGTGCAAGTGCTTCTGCTGGTGCGTTGCCGCTGCCCGTTCCAGAAACGCTGATGGTGACGTAGTGGTTTGCGTTAGACGCTGCAGGTGCAATAAGAGGTTGCCCAACAGTTAGGCCGATTGCAGTGCCCTTAGCAGTTACTGAAGCAACGGTGTTTGTGTTTGCGTTGTAAGTTCCGGCAAAAACAATTTCACCGCTAACGATGTCAATCGCCTTGAATGAATTGCCTGTCCAGAGGTACAAGTCATCGTGATACTCGTCATATAGGAACTGACCCTGGTAGTCCGCAGTTCCAAAACTGACAACACCTTCTGTGTCAGGTGCGCCTGCAAAACGCACCGTTGATGCGTCCGCAAGTTTCCCACCTGTCACCGCATCATTCGCGATGATGGATGTTCCAATCGTTCCCGAAGTCAGCTTGGCTGCGCTCAGGTCTGGAATATCAGAAGCAGACAGCGTGGTACCTGCGGTGACGTGACCACGAGCGTCAACAGTGACTTTTGGATAGGTGCCAGCAGTAACGCCTGAATTGTCATGAGTCAGCGCACCAGCGCCGCTAACGGACAGCGCACCAGACGGGACAGAAACACCGCCCTTAGCACTCGTTGTGCTTGCAGGCAGGTCACCGGCAGCAAGCGCCGCAGTTGCAGTGATATGGCCTTCACTGTTGAAAGTAATGCCGCTTCGCGTGCCAGCCGTGATGCTGTCGGTGTGGTTTAGTTGGCCACTGCCAGTAACGCTCAGACCGCTGCCAACAAAGACACCACCAACTGCAGAGCTGGTTGCTTTAGGCAAATCACCAGCGGCAATGCTGCCGACCGCAGTGATATGACCAGAAGCGTTGACCGTAAAGCCGTTCTTGGTTTGACCAGTGACGCTGGACTGGTGCGAAATAACGCCGCTGCCATCGACACTCAAGCCAGAGGCAGACGGGACACTAATTGCGCCGCGAGTTGATGTCGTCGCAGCATCAACGGAAAACGTTCCAGAGGTAGAGGTCAGGCCCGTACCTGCAGCTGCTCCACCGATTGCAGAAGCAGTGCCAGCCGGGAGATCAGTCGATGCAATGACACGAGACGTGTACGCACCACCTGCCCCCGTAGGGCCTGCAATAAATTCTTTTGCTCCTGAGCTACTGCCTAATGAACTAGGACTTATAGATGCAAGCTTGGCTGCCGGGATGCTCGCGTCATCAATTAAGTCAACACCCTGCTCAACCAGGCTCTTTACGCTGACTTTCTTGGTTTGACTTGCGCTGATATCAGCAATAGGCAGGACATCAGTTGCGGCTACATCAGCTTCCGCCAGTTCAGTGAGGGCTGTGATCTTCTGATCTGCCATTGCCCAAGCCCCCTGCGGGTCTAGTCGTATTCAAGCTCTAGCTTACCGCTTGCGTCATGCTCAAGCAGGATGCGATCGGTGTCTTCTTTCAAGATGAAGCCGAGAGAACCCTTGCCAAACTTCATTGAAATCTCACCAGTGGTCACATAATTGAAGTTTGAAACCGTGAGCCGTCCTGTACCTAGGCCGATTGCTGCGCTAGTAACGATGGCTTTGAACTCGAAGTAAAGCTGATCGGTTACGGCATCGGTGTTCGCGCCTGTCTGAACAATAAAAAGCTCTGCCTCAAATTCAGCACCAAGTTTTTGACGCAAAATCAGCTCATGCAGGTACGAAGGAACATCAACGTCACCGCTTACGCCCGCCCCAGCAACATCTGGGTCGTAATGAAACTGGCACTCAATGCTGCCGCTGCCGCTGATCAAGCTGCTTTCGTTTTTACGAAACTCATCGCTAAGCGCCGTAACGTCTACAACTTCGCGGTCGTTGTTTAGCTCAAACGAACGCACCAGGCCCAAGATGTTGTACTCAGATTGAACACTCTTAACTTCGATTTCTATAGCTGCTGACGGAGCAGCAAGACTAATTTTGCCCGTGCTTCCCCCATCCAAGGCATTAGAGAACGTGTCATAAAGGCAGATCCCGCCAAGCTCGTCAACGTTGATGTACCAAGCGCCGTCGGGCAACTGGCTTCCTCCGTCCCAGCCAGATGCAGCAATAAAGTCCAGATTCTGACCGTCAGACGCACCTGTGCTTTTAATCTGCAGCAGATCGCCGGTAAGCAAAACACCATGGGGAAAAATTTCCGGGTCGGTGTCGTCGCCAAAGCTAAATCTTTTTTTAGCAACATTTACATCTGCGCTGCCGCTTCTAATTGTTCGGACCAAAGACTCACCAGTCGTACTTCGACGTAGCCTGACGATTCCTGAGTTACCTACAAAGACGGTCATGGGTAAAGTTTTAGGTTTTTGCTAGTAAAATCACCACTCATTGTGTAATTCACGTTCACGCGCATAACCTCGCCAACGACGCATGACAGCTCAGCACTGGTCAAAACTGCTTTGAACTCAAAAAAGTTATCTTCAAACTTCAGCTTTAACGTTGCAGTGTCTGTAATCGACGCGTTTGCGTCAGTGTCTTGGTTGACCTGATTCAGCAACGGAACTGCAGCGTCGTCGTAATACAAAACGGTCAACGAACCGGATGCCGTCCGCACCCCGGTCGTAAATTCTCGAACGTCTTGGCTTAGCGTTGTCACCTCAAGCGCGTCTGTGTTGGCCGTCATTGACCACTGCACAACCTTAGCGACCGCTGAACCTGCAAAATCGATGCTGCCATCTCGACCTGCGTAGTACTTAGCCATGGTCAGACCCCCTCAAGTTCGCCAATGAACTCACACGTCACTGTAGACAGTCCCTTCTTAACGCTTGTAACTGATGGCGGTGATGCGTATTTCCACTTCAACAGGCTGTTGGTCTCCCTGATCCAAGGTATTAGCGACTCGTCCGCTCCAGCAGCAACGTTGTCTTTGGTGAACTCTGCGTACTTGTCCTCGCTCATCACTTGAACGTAATTGTTCAGAATTGATGCAGCCTTTTGATCGGTGATGTTTGCGAACGTCAGCGACAGGCTGCTGCTGTACCGCTGGTTGCCGTAACGAACCCGAACAACAGCACCGTTCTGCGCTTGGAATTGCTGCTCAGGGAAAACGCCAGGCGAGTACGAACGACTGCTAGGAACCAGTGCTGGGAAGCTAACTGCAGTCATTAGCGCGTCACCAAGAACTGCGATGGATCAAGCTTGATTGTAGCCAAGGCTGAGCCAATAACCTCATTATTGCTATCGCGAAGGTCGTACAGCTCCTGGTGCGCTGCGCTGATGTCGACAAGACCCTCATCGTCAATCGTGATGCTGTTGACCCTGTAAACACGCCTTTGGTCATTTGTCATCTTGATCGTGAAGACAGTCCCGAAGAACGCGGGGTCTCCTGTTTTGTTGTCGGTTACGACTAGATCGCCCTCCTTTACGTCAGTGTTGCCAGGCTTCCAGAAATAAACCTTCGTCCCAGTGCTGTCATTCAACGGTGTAGACGACGTGATGCCGCCAAACGCATCCACACTGCCGTTATTGAAACGATTAGTGTGCGTTGAGTGCGAAATTACTGTGATGTAATCGCCCGCAGAAATGCCTAGCGCAGAGCTAGGCGTTGTCTTGAAATCAATAGTGTGATCACTATGCTTTCTCAACAGCAACTTATACATAGCGATTGTCTCTGCGTGCGTTGGGTTTGTGCAGAACTTGGTGAGATCAAGAAACTCCTCAGGATCATTGTCTGAGCCCCCGTTAGCGTCGTTAAACCTAATTTGCACAACCTCTTGAGAGGAAAATCCGTTTTCAACTTCCAACCGATATGCAACTGTTACTTTTGGCAGCTGTCGCTCTTGGGCGGGCAGGAAAGAGACCCGCATGTCCTTCATGTTCCCGTCAGTAAACAGGGCTTTGATGTTTTTATTGATGTCTTGCTGCTGCTTAATCTTGAAGGTTTCAGAGTCGTAAGGTACTGAAGGCGTCAGCGAAAACTTGCCGCCAACAATCGCAAAATCAAGCAGATTAAAGGCTGCATTGGTAAAGATAAAATCACGCACCCCAGCTTTTTCGCCAATTACTCCGTCAAACGTAAAGTTATTGGCATGGCAGAACTTAGCAGCAATCTGCATCGCATCGCGGTCGACAGTGCTTTTAGGAATCCGCTTGCCAGCGCCGAGGCGCGGACTTACCAGCAAGTTATAAGCGATCTCTGCAAAATTATTTGTTGGACCGGTAAGCGCTCCATCAGCTGCATCGCCGCCATCGTCATCAATTAAACGATCAACAACAATTCCCTGCTTGACATATGCGCTGAGCTGACCCATTGAGGTCCAATCTCTTCCTGCAAGTACGCGAATACCCATTAAAGACAAGTCGTTATATCGAGCTTCTCCTCCGATATGTTCTCTGCCATTTACGATGACTACCTTTTCTGGGTCCGGTCGAATCATTTCGTTGACAAATACGACCTCATGTTCAGGACCCTCTTGATGACTGGTTTTTTCCTCTTGGTACTTCGGGTAATCAGCAATAGCATCCTTTTCGTTGAGAAGCTCTCGCGCTTCTCCTGCGACAATTTCCGTGCCAAGCTCAATAGGGAATACATCTGCAAACGAGTTGTCGGGAAAATTAAATCTGATTCTGTCGTCTTTTTTATACCCCGAGCCAGGGTCTGAAATTCGCCATTGCCAATGACCTGGACCAAGGCTTGAGGCTTCGATTTTTAGCCCTGACCCACTGCCGTTAATAGAAGAGTCTGGTGAATAGTCGACGGGAGCATACGCATAAGGAAATTGTTCGTGATCAAAACTATAAAGCTTAATTTTATACAAATTTAGAGCTTGCAACAGTTGAACAGCCTCAACTTTTTCAATACTTCTGAAATAACGTTTAGTGCCAGGCGCTGTGTAAACCTTGCGCTTAATTTCATAAACTTGGCATTGAATGCTTGGGAAAAAATCACGCTGGTTTCCAATAACGTAAGCAAAACCGTTGATAAAGTCGCTGGCTTCGAGATCAGCTTCAGCTTTATTTGTTAGTGGAACAGTTAAACCGTTCCAAACGCCCGTTCGAATCCCATCAACTTGTCTTTCCCAAACGCCAAAATACCCTCCGACAGTTAAAGGATCGTATTGAGGTCCCGCAGGGTCATCAGCAATGCCTTCTGCTATTTGTACAACCTCTTCTTCGCCATCAGAACCCACCCGATATAGCTTCGTAAAATCGTTTTCTAGCGTCGGGTCTTGGGTTTGAGCCGAAACATCGATGTCGTTGAAAACGCCAGAAATTAACGTGCCATCGCCATCAACTTCGACGTAGTAATGCGGCGTAGGCCCAGTTCTAACAAGAACTGCCGGTTCGACTACACGAAACTCTTTTATAGCTGGAAAAGTGTCGACAATATCGCTTGGTGCGGCGTCATATTGATACTGGGAACCTAGCTCAACTGTTTGACCTGCCCAACGTGCAAACTTAGCCCCTGGAGCGGTCGGATTGTCAACGTTAACAAAAACACCGTATTCAAGCTCTCCCGTCTCTTGATTGAACTCTGCACGACTCTCGTTAGTAAATTTCCAAGCCGCACCAGGGGGCAAACTGCCTTGCGAAAATTTGTTTAAGTTAAGAACCTTTCCCGTAACTGTAGTGTTTTCTTCAACACGTCTAAAAAGAAACTCCTTGTTAGTAACTTTTGCGTTTGTAATGTTTCTCCGACGCCCTGTGTAGCTCACTTCAAATAAGCCACCAATTTCTTCGCGGTTGGCTCCGTCCAGTACATGAAGAGGTTGCGAGTTGACAGGCGTGTCGATAAAAACACCATCCGCAAATGTGCCGCTACGAGGCAGAAGCCTGAACTCATACTGCCCACGAGGATGTGTAATTCTTATTGTGTTGTATTGAGGCTGCGGCGTATCGCCTCTTACAGCAAAAAAGCTTCCGCCCATAATGTCAACAAAAGGCGTGTCATCCGTCGAATTGATTGGTCGGACTTGTAGGCTAAAAAAGCTATACCTTGTTTGAAACGTCGTTATACGACCAAGCTGAAACGACTGGCCGTCAGACTCATAGTCCTCAAGCGTTCTCTGAGGCGGCTCTGAATTGACATTAGCAAAGTTGCTGACTTGCTTGAAAACAACACTTTTGATGCCAATTTCTGTTTGATCGCAGCTACGGTTATTAGTAACTGTAGCAATGTCAAGTTTCTGCAAATGCATCCCAAATGGTGCGTTGCCTTCAATTAAAGGCTGATTGTCTGCAGCGATAAAATGTCCCGTACCAGGCTCTAGGCACACAAAATCATACGTCTTAGATTCGCTAATTCCTTCCTCAAATGGTTCGGGCGTTGACGTTCTAGTGCATTGAATTATTGAGCTGCCAAAAGAAAACACATCCCCTACGTTGATTTGTTCGTCAGTTTGAGAAATTCTTTGTGCGATTGCGCTATTAACGTCGTCCAAGCCGTGCGGCTCAAAAGCATCAGGATCCTCTCGAGTGAAAGAATTCATGAACGCCATGCGGTCGCCAGCTTTAATTTCTAGCGATGCAGCGTTTCCAGGCGTTGCTTCAAATCGCGATGTCTCCTGTTGTGTTATTGGATCGATACGCACCAGCAGGTGCATTCCTTGCCTTGAAGAAAATGGACGTGAATGCCCAGTGCCTTTTGGTCCGTTAATCTTGTCACGTTTTGCTTTTAGCGAATCATCGTCATCAAAAACCTGAACAAGGTTGTAAGGCAAGAAGTAAGGCGCACCATTCGAGATTGGCGTATGACAACCAAATTGGCGTTGTGAATTTGGCGTTCTTGTACCGCTTGTGAATGGACTTAGCTTGTCAGAAACTTTTGGGTCGAAGGCTAAGAAAATATCGTCACCTACTTCTTCCGGCAAGCTGCCTGCAAAGGTATTGCCTTTTAAGATTCGTCCGCCGTCAGCAGTGTTATTCCTAAAGTAAGCCCTATAGCGTGCATCCTGGTAATTACGAAGCAGCTGGTCACCGATTGCTAAACCTTGTGAGTCAGGAGTTGCGGCAAGCTCAGACAAACCAAGCGTTGTAAGCATCTTCAACTCTTGGTGCGAGCCCTTGCTCAGCAACTGCGACCACAGCAACAAGCTTTTAACTCGGATTCCGCCAATAACTTTGTTCGGCAGACCAGGGTCAGGAATCTGCTTGGCAAATACAAGTGGAATAATGCTGCCGAGCGTTGCAAGATCTTGCAGGCTGTCGAAAGCATAAAGTTCAGCAAACTTTGTCTGCCCCCGAACGTCTGCGGTTCTGATCGGAGTTAACTGGTCATCGTCTAAAGAAGGTGGTCTGGGCGCAAGCAGGAAAGCAGCTGCTGTTGAGGCAGCAGCAAGTAAAAGGCTGACAACGATGTACGTTGTTGTTGTTACGGGCTCCGCGCTTGCAACAGCTTCAGGAATTAGCGCATACTCTTCCCCACGCTCCTTAGCCTTGCAATCCGCAAGACGACAGAACTCCCAATACTCATCGAGCGTTAGCCCTAAGGAGTCGATAATCTGCTGCTCTATCGGCAGTAAAGAGCGACGGGAATAAGAGCGCTGCAGGGGATCCATGTCACTCGATGGTCTTTGAATTGCAGCCATCCGCCTTCATAGAAAGAAGCCAACCCATAACTGCCATCAAGGCAATGGATTAACCCGAGTGTGCCCACTTTAGCGGCATCCGTCTTGACGCCCCATAGCTCTAACTGCTCCGGAAATACCGAATAGTCTTTGCGCATCAGACGCCGATACCACGAGCGTTGTGGAGCGGGCATGTCGATACCGTGCCAGGTCTGCACAGCTGTAGCCAAACTCAGGCAGTCAGCAGCACCATGTTTTTCAGGCACCGCTCCAAGCCTGTAGGGCAGGCCGATGAGCTGATAGGGCTCAATCAAGCGTTACTGATCCGAGAGGTGACAGGCAACGCTCCAACATCTTGGGTACGTAAAACCTTGTTGGGGATGGACGAGGTTACCGCATCAATGGATGTACTCAACGCAAGCTGGATGCCCTCAAGGTTGTAAACCATGTTGGTAACGATCCAGTACTCGGTCGTCAAAGTCCGCTGGAACGTGAATGTTTCTGGGTTCATCAGAACCGTGTCTACACGGACAGACCAAGACTCAAGCGAAGCTTCGTGAGCTAATTCGATGGCAAGTCTGTTGTTAGCGATAGTAAGAGTACTTTCTAAGTTGTCGCCGGAAAGGCTTTTTGTTGCACCGTTGTAGATAAACGGCAAGAACCCATACGAGTTTGACTCAAAGGTTATAGAGCTGCCCGTGCTGCTGTTTTGATACCTGCCTTCATCATTGCCGTCAGCATCTTCAAAATGAATGAAGGTGGTAATTGCTTCGATCGTCATACGCCAACCCTGCTACGAACACTGCGCTTGTTCACGAGATCACTGTAAACACCTTGGCGTCCCAGTTCTGCACCGCGTTTAGCAGCCTGATTCATACCACGCTCGAACTCTGCAGCAGTGACGTAATCAACGTTGTTGATCCGTTCCACGCTGTAGCGGACATCAACGACACCAGAACCGCCACTCATTTCGCCTTCAGTTGACGCTCCATCGCCCTCTGGAATAACCGCAGCGCCACGAGCGCCACGAGCGTAACGACCCATAGCTTCTGTCATTTTGCTAGTTGGAATGACATACTCCGGCTGACCGCCTTCGCCAATCAGCGCCCTTGTGGGGCCGTCAACATATCCGCCTTGAGCAAATGAGCCATATCTGCCGCCTGTTCCGTAATAGGAATTTGGCTCCAGACCCGGAACGCCTGTACTGCCTTTAAGCACGGCTCCTTCACCAGCACCGCCGCCGCCACCGCCTTCACCACCTATGCCAGCAAACATGCGAGCAATGCCGATCGCGATATAGGTTGCGATCATCTTTGTTGCTTGTTGGGCTAGTGCGTCAGCGACTGCCATCAGCATGTTGGCAAAGGCTTCCTTGGCGGACATACTGCCGTCCGCAATAGACCTGAATATGTTTACGAGCCCTGCGGCAACCGCATCTGCGACCGGCTGCACTTTTTGAAGGATTTGCTGCTGCCGCAGCTCCGCCTGCTCCACCGCATCGAGTTGAGGCAGAAGTTGGTTATACAGAGCAAGACGTTTTTGTAGATGCTCTATTTCTGCTTCCGCTGCTTTTCTTTGATTTGCGTCGCCTTTTTCAACTAACTCATTTTGAATAGCCAGCTGGTCATTTATAGACTGGCGCGCATCGTCTAAACGCCGGGTTTGCTCAATACGAAGCTTGAGCATCTCATTCTCATCCGTACCAAACGGAGAAGCCAGTCTGTTCTCGGCGTCTGCTATTTGACGATTTAGGTCTGTGCTGATACCTGCAGTTTGCTGAGAAGCTTTAATGCCTGTAAGCCTTTGCTGCAGCTCAATCGCCTTGATGCGTGCGTTGTTTTGAGCGAGTTCCAGTCCAAGAGTATCGCGTACTGTTTGTTCCCGTTCGTCGTATAGCTTGTTAATAAATTGTGCGTCCCCTGCAACTTTGTTATTTGCAATCTCTTGCTGTCTTTGGAGTTCAAGAATCTGAATCTCTTTATCACGGCGTTCTTCAATACCTTTATTTTGCCGTTGCAAACTTTGAACTGTGGTTTCGTTCAAAGATTTAACGTCCATCTCAACCCCAAATTGTTTTAGTTTTTCACGCAGTATTGATGCCTGTAGTTGCAGTGCTCTGGACTTTGGCCCGGTTTTGTCGGAGCCTTTTGTTTCTAGCTTTTGCAACGCTTCGTCAAGTTCCAGTTGCTTGCCTGCAATAATCAAAGCAACCTTACGGAAGGATAATTCGCCTTTCTTAGCGCGTTCAATCAGCTGAGCTTGCTCAACAAGCAATCTTTCACGCTTTACTTGGATACGCCCTTTTTCGATGTTTTCTTTAGCAACAGCAAGCTCCTCTTCTGATAATTCTTTTCCATTTTGAAGCAGCTCTTTGCGAAGCGCTAAAACGTGTAGATTATCTGTTTGAATGTTAAGTTCATTATCCAAACGCTGTAGATCTTCTGCTCTTATGCGGGTAGTTTCTTGCAGCATAAGATTTATTTCGCGCTGCCTGTCTCTTATCTGTTCTTGAACTTTTCTAAGCTCTTCTGCGTCTTTAAG